GTTCAATATGTCGTTGATAGGCTTTCGCCAAGGCGTCGCCCCCTATTACTATATCGTCACCCAGTAATATATAATTACGAGTGGGATACTGACCAACTTCCATAGCTGCAATTTGCACTATGAGATGATGGCATAATGAGAAGACTGCCCATGAACTATATGCTCCCATTGGTTGACCAACTTCGTATTTAACGAATTTGTCTTCAAATGGTGCATAGAATTCATTATCAATTAATATTGATTTCCATGCAGAGGCTCTTTCTTGGCCCAAAAGATGTTCTACTAAGATCATTTGGAAACTGATAGGAAATCTATCGGTTGCTGCAGATAAATCAAAGCTATAATAAGGACCAGCAAAATCCACTTTTGGATCTTGCGTGAAGGTTCGATCTTGTTCAAAATGATTTAATAAGTTGAAACATTTATCATGTACAACTTTTAAAATCGTTTGTGACCAATAATCGAAAATCGCGATTATTCGTGATTTTCCTTCTGGATCTTTTATAACACTTAATTTTCTCAACAATGAATCTTGTTTAACCTCTTGTTTTATGAATATACTTTTCAACGTAGTTGAATAAGTACTCCATAGTTCAAGTTGATTAGCAAGTTCATTACTAAATGTTCTTATTAATGGTATTATTTTATAACCATTTTGTATTGCATCCCAAGGGGCTGACCAAGTTGCTAATCCGTTAGGACCAGCTTTAATGGAATAATAATGATTATCATTTGTCCAGGAATAATCGTATGATCGAATATTGAAATCTTTTAAGATTTCTTTTATTCTTGTTTCATATCCTGATACGTCACTAATACCTGTATAAGGTTTAGTAATTGTACTAAGATCTGGAACTTTCCATGCTTTTATTGTTCGACTAATTGATAGTAAGGTTAAAGTAAAACTAAAACCTTTATTATTTTCTAGATATATTTGGTTAAGGATTGGAAAACCTTTTGGTAATCCATCCTTTCTAATACCAATTATTCTAGGAGATTGTTTTACAGGGTCACCACATTGGTGTCTTGTGTATAATAATCGGATTTCTTTAAGG